GTCATTGGAATGACGAAATGTTACGTGAAGTCTTAGGTGAAGACTACGAAATGGTCAAAAAATCGGGATAGCAACCCCGTAAAAAGTTCTGTTTACCCATTTAGGAGAAACAGATGGCACAAAGTCCTAATCCAGACACAAATCCTTCATTGATGAAGCAAGATTTTGGTACAATTTGCTTAATTACTGATCCAAAATCAGATTTATACTTAAAAAAAGCAAAAATGATGAAAAATTCACCTCCAGATGATCGTTATTCTCGTCCATGTGGCGGTGCAGGAGGTTTTGATGACTTTGTAGAACGTTGGCATTAGACTATAAATAATTAAAAACATTCACATGGCAGATTATCTCTTTAAAGATTACTTTCGGGAGTTCAAAGATCTAGATATTGGGTTTCAAAAGAACCCAGTAACTAAAGATTTGGTCGTTGTTAAAAATGAGACAGCAGTGACTCAATCTATTAAAAATCTTTTGCAAACAAAATTTGGAGAAAGACTCATGGACCCCGATATTGGATCTAGAATATACGAGATTTTATTTGAACCATTGGATGAATTTTCTGCAACAACTTTGAAAGAAAACATAATAAATACAATTAAGAACTTTGAACCTAGAGTTATTATAAACAACTGTGAAGTGAGTGCAGAATCATCAGATTCTAATGAAATATTGGTTGATATTGATTATACAATTGTTGGTGAAAATCTTTCCATTCAAAGCAGATTTATCCTAGAGAGACCAGGGGATTAATGAAACCAACAAATTTAACAAATATAGATTTTGCTGATATTAGGGAATCAATAAAATCCTATATGAGAACTCGTCCAGAGTTCACAGACTATGATTTTACTGGATCTACTCTGTCATATTTGTTAGATATTTTAGCATACAATACATATTATTCAGCATTTAATGCAAATATGGCATTAAATGAATTATTTTTAGATAGTGCAACAACAAGAGATAACGTTGTCAATCTTGCTAAGTTATTAAACTATACACCAACATCATATAGGGCAGCATATGCATGTATAGATGTGGAAGTATATACTGAAATAGGTAATAATGGATTATATCCACCGTATGTTCTATTAAAAAAGGGCAATGTATGTAGTGGACTTATTGGTGGGGCTTCTTACAGTTTTTGTACGCAAGAAGATAAAATAGCAAAAGTAGATCAAACAACTGGATATGCATGTTTTAAAAATTTTGCTGTTTATGAAGGAAATCACCTAACGTATGAATATACAGTAGATAAAACGGTAAATCAAAAATATCTCATTCCAAATGAAAGGGTTGATACCAGTTTATTGAAAGTTTCTGTTCGTGCAAACGCTCAAGCAACACAATATGACACATATAATATAGTTCAAAATATTACAACCATTGATCCTCTTAGTAGAGTGTATTTTCTATCGGAAACTAATGATAGGAGATATGAAGTAGTTTTTGGAGATGGTATATTAGGAAAAGAACTTGAAACAGGTCAAGTTATTACTCTTGATTATATAACCACAAGTGGTATGACTGCAAACAACATTCAACAATTTGCATTTGTTGGAGAAATTGTAGATGCAGACAATATTGCATATAATGATGCAACATTAAAATTAAATATGAAGTCTCAGAGTGGTTCTGCACAAGAAACTCTCAAATCCATAAAATTTAATGCACCAAGAGCATACGCAGCACAAAATAGAGCAGTAACTGCAAAAGATTACGAAAACTTAACTAAAATTGTATATCCAAATGCAAAATATGTAAATGCATTTGGTGGAGAAACATTAACCCCTCCTGTATATGGAAAAGTGTTTTTGTCTATTAGAACAAAGACGGGAGCAAAATTAAATAATTTAACAAAAAAAGATATTGTACGTAATTTACGACCATATGCTATGGCATCGGTTGATATTGTGATTGAGGATCCAAATGAACTATTTGTTGAGTTGAATGTCCTGGTAATTACTAATAATTTTGTAACTACTTTTGGTGATGGAACTTTATCTCAAAGTACTTCGGAAAAACTTAAGGCAAAGGCACTAAATGCCTTACAGGAATACGGAGACAATGAAGATTTAAGTAATTTTGACAAAACATTCTCTATCACCAAATTACAAACTGATATTCTAAAATCAGATACCAATATTCAAGATGTACTGACAAATATAAGTTTGTATAAAAGAGCTCTATACCCAGAAGAGTCTAGTCCTCAAACATTTAATTTTGATTTTGGTGTTTCTTTTGACTGTAGTTGCAGTTCAACACCAGGAAATAGTATTCAAAGTAGTGTTTACTACACCACAGATAGACCAGGTGTACCTCAATATTTTGAAGATGATGGTTCTGGAGTATTGAGATCATTTACACTGTTAAATAATAAAAAAACCATCCTTGATAGAAATGTTGGATCATACAGTTGTGATACTGGTAAAATTACATTTGGTCCAGTAAATATAGAAGGTAGTAATGATCTACAGGATACTCTGGCAAATCCAGACAATACTCCAACAGTTCCTCCAGAAAATATACTATATGATCCAGGCACAGAAATTCCAGGTATTATGACTATTGATACTGTGCCACCTGTAAGTCAAGTTGGTGTCATAATACCAACAAATGCAAATAATACATCTTATATCTATGTTCCAGTTGGTACTCTTCCAGGTGGAGGTACTCTTCCAAGTGGTGGCGGTACTTTTGTCCCTTCTGTCACAGGATCTGCTATTCCAGGAACCTTTGCTGTAACATCACCTGCTACTGGAGTTGGTACTTTTACACCTATAGTTGTTGCTCCTACTGGTGGTACAGGAACAGGATCTGGAACAGGAAGCGCAGGAGCTTCAGCAGGAGGCGGTGGAACCGCTGGCGGCGGTAGTGGCGCAGGAGGTACTGGTACAGGTGGTGCAGGAACCACTGGAGGCGCTACAGGCGGGTATGGTGGTACGAGCACTGCTGGATCTACAGGAGCTCCTACAAGCACCACTTTCTCCCCAATCTCATCGAGTTTGATTCCAACAGCAATTACAGTTGGAGGAGCTCCTGCAACTCTGTCGGTATCTCCTGGAACATTCTCACCTGGAACTACAATGACATTTGGTATTCCTTCTATTGCTGTAGTTCCTCCTGGTTCTCCAGTCATAGGGACTTTCATAACTGGAGGAACTCCTGGAAGTCCTGGTACAACTGGTGGTTTACCAGGACTCCCTGGCGCAATAGTATTTACACCACCACCACCAACCACAGCGCCGCCAGCAGGTGGTTCTGGATGTTATGTATAAAAGCTTTTAAAATAGCAATAAATATTTCAGATACATATTGGATCTCAATATGTAAGTAAACTAGGAAAATCAAATGCAAGATAAAACATCGGTTTCTCGGTCAGTATCTACTCAAGTACCAGAATTTATCAAAGAAGCTAATCCTTTATTTGAGAAATTTTTAGATGCGTATTATAGATCTCAAGAAAAAACTGGTGGTGCAATAAACATCATTAACAACTTGACTGATTACTTAGATGTAGATAAGTTTGAATTGAACAAAATAAATGGTTCAACTACATTAATCGTACCTGTTGAAAAAAACACAAAAAACATTGAAGTAGAAAATACTGATGGTTTTCTAGATAGAGACGGATCTGTTATTATTGATGATGAGGTAATCTATTATGAGACACTTAGAAAATCACCAGATGTCTCATTTGGTCCATCAATTTCATATTCAGAATTTAATAAGAAGTCAGTTATCTTATCAAATCCTTATTTGTTGTTCAATGGTGTACGAAGAGAGTTTGATTTAAGATCAAACAATGAACCAATTTTTCCACCAAGCCCAAGGCATATAATTGCTACTTTATATGATAAAGTATTAGTGCCAGATGTCGATTATATTATTGTAAATGATAAAATTAGATATACTACAGCGCCCAGAACATTTGATGCTTTGGGACTAGGTGATAATGCAACAGATATTTCAATCTATTATTTGAAAGGATTTGAGACAAATCAAATCATGTCTATTACATCTACTGCATTAGGCAATCGTAAATTCAGATTGACACACACCATTGGTACTACTAGCACTCCATTTGTTGCATCATCAACTGTGCTTTCAATAGTTATTGTCGATGGAAAACTATTGATCCCAGAAAAAGAATATTCAATTAGTGGTTCCACTTTAATTTTAAATGTATCGGCATCAAATCCAGTAGTAGACTATGTTGGTTATATTAATTACACACCATTAACTGTCGGTAGTGGATGTGTAGCATATTCTGTAATTAATGATTTTGGTCAGGTAGAATCAGTTCGAGTTAGTAATCCTGGATCAAATTATAAAATTGAAAATGTCCCTCAAGTTAGTTTTAGCTCTCAGGTAGGATCTAATGCTACTGCAAAAGCATTAGTTAATGGTATTCAAAAAATTTCTTTACTATTTGGCGGAACTGGTTATTCGCCATTAAATCCACCAAAAGTAATTATCCAAGATCCAACGAATCCTGATGGAGAAGTTCCAATTATTACATCAACAGTTAACTCTTCAGGTAATGTAGATTCATTAGAACTTGTTAATAGTGGAAGTGGATATGATTTTATTCCAAGAATTCAATTTATAAACCCTTTTGGTGCCGAGGTTGGATCCGCAACAATCAGCAGTACTGGTAGTATTACTTCTGTAAGTGTAGTTTCTAACGGTCTCTTCTACAGCACACCACCAAATATTTACATTGATCCCCCAAGTGGTTCAGGTGTACAATGTATCTTACAAGGAGTATTAAATTCCGATGGTGGTTTACAGTCAGTTACAGTTGTAAATCCTGGTAAAGGTTATTCAACATCGAATCCTCCTAGAATTAAGGTTATTCAACCAACAGGTGCTCAAGTTTTAGATGTTGAAGTTGATAGTTTTGGGCGAGTAATTAATATTGAGATATTATCTGGAGGAAGTGGTTATGAAAACATTCCTAGTGTTTACATTGTTGATGATAGAAAAGATAATCTTGGTAATCCTATAGGAGGCGAAGGGGCAAAAGCAGTAGCAACGATTTTTAATAATCAAATTATTGATATCAGTGTTACTGATTTTGGTTCTGGGTACTCTTCTATAGACCCACCAAAAATTTATATTTCATCTCCAGAAGGAGCAAGAGCATCAGCAGAAATTGGTGATGGTCAAATAACTGGATTTAAGATCTTAAGTGCTGGTGATGGATATTCTAAATCTGAATTTGTTGGATGTAGTAGAGGTGTAAGCGGCATCGTTGACTATACAAATGATAATAAAGTTATCTTTTCAAATGAATCTAAATCTGTTGCATCTCAACACAAAACAGGATCTACTGTAAAAAGTTTAGATTCGGTATTCTTTAAAGTTTTAATAAAGAGATTATTAAGTCAATACCTACCTGGTTTATCTGATATTGCAATCGATAAACTAAATATTGCTAATGTTCTTAGAACAGTAAAAGATTTTTATGCATCTAAAGGAACACAATTTGCAATCAAGTATCTATTTAACTTACTATACAATTCTCAAGTAGAAATTTCCTATCCAAAAGATCAAATTATAAAACCATCTGCATCAAGTTGGTCCGTTGATACAATATTACGTGCTAAATTAATTTCTGGATCTGCTTTAAATTTGTCTAATGGACTACTAGTTCAAGAAGAAAGTGAAGTTGATACAAATATCAAGACAGCAACAGCACTGATAGAAAATTATATTGCAATTCAAACTCCTAAGTATGATGTTTATGAACTTATTCTATCTGAAGAAAGTATTACAGGCAAATTTGTAATTCCATATAAAACCAAATTAACGGAAAAGGTTTCACCTACAGATGTAATTATTACTGTAGACTCTACCGTTGGATGGCCAGAAAGAAATGGAGAGATTTTAATTAATGATGAGGTAATTCGTTATAAAGAAAAATCACTGACTCAGTTCATTGAATGTACTAGAGGAATTACAGGAGTTGCAGAAGAATACGATTCTGGTACTGAAGTCGGTTCAAATTTCTATCTAGTTGTTAACAAAGGAACTTCTAACGAAGTCGTTCTATCTGTCTTAGGAATTATTGAAGCAAATAAAACAACACTACTTGACGATGGTAGTTATTATTTGAGTGGAGACAAATTAACAATTTCTAAATTAGGATCTACGGAAGACATTAAACTTCTTGATAGTTGGTTGTATAATGTTAAAAAATTACTTAAAGTTGTATCTATTGGATTTGGTGGTCTTAATGATACTACAGCAACGGTTTTATGTGAAAACAAACATGGTCTATTAATTGGAGATCAAGTAACAATCTATGGTGCTAATCCAATTGTATTCAATGGTTCATTTTTAGTCACTTCAATTCCTACAGACTTTACATTTACATATACATTACCACAACCAGCAAACCAGAATCCACAAGGCAACATCCTAATCTCTATAGATTTAAATAAAGGTAAAAGTGATTCTGCATCTATTAATACGTCAATTAGTAAATTTGCAACCAATATTCAAAATTCATTTTTTGATTCAAAGTGTGTATATGTTGCTGCTAGTGGTATTCCAAATTATAAGATTGGACCATTCTTAGGAACTGCACTTTTACCAGGCAATCAAAGAAAACTAAATAAATTTCCAAAAGTACCAGAGACCATTTCACTAAAAACACCAACAGTTCCAGGAGGAGTTGGTAGTTATGTTAATGGTGTAAGTGTATGGAATTATAAATCGGAGGAAAAATTTCCTTTTGGTCCTCTAACCAGCATCGCAATTGTTGAACCAGGAAAAGATTATGATGCTGTTATACCTCCTGTGTTAACAGTATCTGGTGGTGGAGGTTCTGGGGCAACTGCTAGAGTAATCGTTAATGGTTCTATTAGCGATGTTGAGGTGTTAACCCAAGGTTCTGGATACACTACTTCTCCTCTAGTTTCTATTTCTGGAGGGGGAGGAGAAGGTGCTACAGCGACTGCAGTTATCACTAATGGAAGAGTATCAAGAATTTTAGTTAATACTGGAGGAACAGGTTTTACTGCAGAACCAATTATTAATATTAGTGGTGGAGGGGGATCAGGTGCTACAGCAAAAGCAAGTGTAAGAGGTCCTGTAAGTAATGTAATCATTACCGCTAATGGTAGTGGATATATTGATAATCCAACAATTAGTTTAAGTAGTGGTGAGGGTGCTGCTGCTGAAGCTTATGTCAATAATGGAAGATTGGTGTCTATTGCTGTAATTGCTTCTGGAAATAATTATACTACTGCTCCACGAGTAATTATAACTGGAGATGGTTTTGGTGCTGTGGCAAAAGCAACAATTTCTAGTGAAGGTGCAGATGCAGGCAGAGTCACTGGAATTACAATTTTAAATAAAGGTATTGGTTATAAAACAGGAACAACATTAATTAGACTAGAATCTATTGGTGAACTTGCTGAATTTAAGTCATCAATTTTTGAATGGACTTTTAACTTAAATGAGACCACAACCACTGATTATGCAAACGGATCTATATTTGAAGGTTTTAATAAACAGTTTGGCGGTGAATATGGACACATCTCCAATCCTAAACAATTAAGATTTGTTCTTGGAGATAATTTACAAGTAGTTGATGGTCAAATAGTAGAAAAGGAAAGTGGTTTACAGCATTCTCCTATTATTGGATGGGCATTTGATGGTAATCCAATTTACGGACCATATGGATTGAGCGATCCAACTAATATTAATAGTGGTATAGCACAAATTAAAAGTGGTTATAGTTTAAAACCAAATCTTGTTTTTGATGAAATACTAAACTTAAATCCTGTTAGAATTGACGGACCACCACTATTACAATATCCTGCAGGAACTTTCATCGACGATTACGAGTATCTATTTAGAAGTGAGTCAATTTTCCTGGATGAGTATAATGGGAGATTTACTAAAACTCCAGAATATCCAGATGGTATCTATGCATATTTTGTAACCATAAACACTAATGGAACTTCGGCTTTCCCTTATGTAGTCGGTCCAAATTATTACTCTGTTCCTGATGATTGGAACTTATCTCAATTTGCAGTTCAAGCATATATTCCAACTGGTATTGTTAGATATAGAGATCCTTTTGAAAATGTTGATATTGATGTTGAAAGACAAGCAAACGAAGAAACAAATGCACTTACTCTTGAAAACGGAGATGTTCTGACTTTTGAAGTCGAGGATGAAAACAAAGATGGTATACTTACATCAGATGAGATCAATGATCCCAATATCATATTTGAAGAAGATAAATTAGAAATTTTTGATTATTTTCCTAGAATTGATGTCGCATCAAAAGTAGACATTGAAGTAGAAACTACAACTAAATTTGAAGATGCAAAAATTAGTGAATTCTTAATCGAAAATCCTGGAACAAACTATCAAGTTGGAGACGTACTAGTATTTGATGATACGGGTACAGATGGATATGGTGCATCAGCATCAGTGTCGAAAATTTTAGGTGAGACTGTTAGTAGTTATACTTACAGATACAATTCTACACTAGATAAATTTGAAGGTGTACTACAAACCCAAGTTCCACACAATTTAGAAGTTGGAGATTCGGTAGATATTTTAACTGTTCCTCAAATGGAACCTGCTAGTAAAACTATCAAGGTGATAACTGTCACTGGATTGGAAAATATCACAACTAATCAAAAAGGTGTTGGATATACAACAGATTTTCCTGCTGTAATTACTGTTGAGTCAAAAACTGGCAAAGATACACTGTTGACACCTGTGACAACTTCTACTGGATTAGTAAATGGTGTTAATATTGTTAATTCTGGTAATTCATATGATACTTCTCCCAGGATAAGAGTCACTCATCCACAAGTGGCAGCAAGAGCAAGTTATTTTGCAACTACGCTAGTTGGTGGTTCTGAATTTAAAATCATAAATTCAATTGTAGAATCAACAAAAGATGTATATGCAGTTGGTTATTTGAAATCTACAACTGGCGATAAGAGTGGAGTAATAATTAAATTTAATAGTCTAGGGACAATTGTTTGGCAAAAAAGCATTACACCTGTTTCTCCATCTGGGGAACTAAAGGATATAGAGTTTATTTCATTGTGCAAAAAAGGAACTTCTATCTATGTTGTTGGAAACAACAGACCGAATCCAGCAATTACGAATGCATTTAATCCAGATATTTATCTTGCAAAGTATACAGAAAATACAACGGGAACAAATTGCACTTTATCTTGGCAAAAACAATATGGTGGTATCAGTGGAACAACAAGAGCTGATTACGCAACAGACATAACCGCATATAACGAAAACGTTGTAATTAGTGGTTATACATCAACTAATAGCGTTCACACTCATGATGCATTTGTAATGTACATTGCAAATAATGGAGACTCATTAGCAAAGAGAAAGATAACTTCAGTATCTACAGAAGATAGATTCTATGCTGTTCGTGTTGACAGTTTTAATAACATCTACTTGGTTGGTAATGCTGGAAATAACCTTTTAATTGCTAGTGTTTATATTCAAGGAAATAAAATACTTATCAATTGGTTAAAACAGTATGTAATCACCGATGTCAAAATGACAGACTTGTCATTGAACATTGATGAGTTTAATGATCTATATGTATTAGGAACTCAACAAGTTGTCAGTAGTGGTCTTAGAACAAGATTGCTGCTATTTAAATTAAATACAGCAGGAACAGTCCAAGACACATACGCTTACAATATAGTCAGCGATGGTGCTATTACTGCATCCAAATCTTCAATTGATATTTTTGGTGAAATTAATATTGCTGCCACGATTACAACTTTAACAAATAAAAAATATGTTTCATTTATAAAAGTTAAATATGATGGTTCTGTAATAAATGCAAATAAATTTGAATCTACAACATCTGCATTTGCATATGATACAACTTCATGCGTTTCTGATGTTTCTGGAGATCCATTTGTCTTGGGTTCATATTATTCAAATAGAACCCAATTCCTATTTGACGGTAGTGATTTTGTAGATAAAACTGGTAGAGTTTCTAACTTAACAACCACTGGAACTGTTGCTGTCAGTACAACATCTCCTAAGTTTGGATCTACTGCATATGCTATTTCACTTTCAGGAAAAATGACAGCAACTACAAGTCTGTCTCTATCTTCTTGGACATTAGAGGGGTGGTTTAACTTCTCATCAGCAACAACAACTAAAAGTGAAATTAATCTGCTCACAATTACTGATAGCACTAATACATTAGTTTTACAAATTAATAGCAGCACTGGAACAGATTATGGTAAAGCAAGACTTTTAGTAAATGCAACAGCAGGATCTTACAGCACACAAACTAATCTTGTATCATTGATGAATGCTGACTATGCTCATATTGCCGTAAGAAAAACATTTGCGAATGCCATTGCAACATATACTGTATTTGTAAATGGCACTCAATATGTTCAAACAACAAGTTCTACTAATATTAATCCAACACAAATTGATTTTGGAAACACAACTGCTGCAGCGTCTAATCCAACAAGAGTAGATGATATTAGATTAAGTAATTATGCGATTACATATGGGGCATCACCATCTGCTGCACATGGAATTTACGACTACTCTCCTGCATCTTCGTACATATTTAAATTTGATAAAACTTCAGATTCTGTAAGAATGGGGACATTATCATTTGCTACTTCTGGATTGATAATCTCTAGAACAGCGATGACGGTATCAAATGCTCCTATAACTTCTACAACAAGTAATTACACTATTGCGTCTGAGGGATTCCAGGTTTTAGATTTTACAGAATCATCAATTACACAAACCTCAAATGCTGTAACAGTATCTCAAACTATTGATAACTGGTCAGCTAGGACCGCAACTGTTCCTTCTACAGGTGGTCAAAAACCAAAATTTACTGCAGAATCATATGGAAAATTCTTCTTCAAAGTATTCAATACTGAGAAAGTAGATAATGTTAGAAAATTAACTTTAAATCAAACATTTAACGCTAATATTGGATCTACAGTTATTCAAAAAAATACTTCAGGTGTGACCATTGCATCGTCAAAAGTAGTTGATGTTGATAAAGAAAACAAGCAAATTTTCACATCGTCTTTAACTGGGGAATTCCAAGAAAATACAGGTTCTATAACTTTCTCGGACAATCCTGTAAACGATCTTACAACTACATTTTCAAACGTAGTTAATACAACTCCAGGAACTTTTGTGCTTAATATACCTAGTGGAACTGCTGCCTTATTTAAACCATATTCTGAGCTTGATTATTCTGTGAGAATTGATGATGTAATTGCAGGATCTGCATTTTCCAAAGGATCTGTATATGCTCTTAGTTCTAATTATTTTTCATTCAATACCGCATATACTCAGGCAACAATTTCTGGATTAGCATCGGTAACTAAAATTACCGTAATTACAAATCTAAACAAGACTTTCCAGATAGTTGATGAAGCATTTACTCAAGAGATGTATGTTAGAAGTGCAACTTCTCATTATTTAAATGTTGGAGATGTTTTATTCAATACGACTTCTCCACAATATGCTGCAGCAAATGGTTCTTTCTATGTTAAACAAATCATCAGTAAGAAAGAATTTATTTTTGATCTTAATACTACTCCATCAGCTGCAATAGGATCATCTATTACACTCACTATCTTTGTTAAGCATCCTATTCTTAGATTGATATTTGGTCAACAATATGTTTTTGATACATCTGATTCTTCTAATCTTGGTAGATTCTTATCATTCTACAGAGACAACTTAAATAAAATTGAGTATACATTTAAGAATATTATTAGAAAAGGTGTACCAGGAATAGATGAACCTGGAAGTTCACCATTTATTTCATTCAAAGTTACTGATGACGTATCAAACATTAGTTATTACGCTGACCCATCCAGAATAGGATCACAAAGTCCTGTATCTCCACTATCCTATATTGATGTAATATACAGTCCTTACATTGGTAAATTTGAAGTCAAATCTTTAGAGGGGGCAACAGTTACAAGTGGTGCAACCAAAATTGTATTTGATTTAAAATATGAACCAGAAAAAGCAGCTCTTGCTAATCTAACCACATATACAACGACATCTCTAAAAGCTGTTGGATCTATTGGTGATATTCGTTTAGTAAGTGGAGGAGGATTCTACAAAAAACTACCAATTATTGTTGATATTCAATCATCAAGAAAAATTGAAAGAGTTGAAATTAATGAACCTGGCACAGAATATCAACCAGGACAATACTTTGGAGTTCCTATCCTTGGAGATGGTAATGGCGGTAAGGTAAGTATTACTGTTGATCCTGCATCAGATCCACCTGGTCAAATTATTGAAGTTTCTGTTACTGATCCAGGCAAAGGTTATACTACAGCATTCATTGATGTTGATGCTGTTGATGGAATTCTTGGTTCAGATCTTGGTGGATCTGGTGCAGAATTAACCGTGGTTATTCCACCAAAAGGAACAGGAGCATCTGTTTTTGTCAAAGGTGAAAGAATTGGAAAAATTAAGAAATTAAAGAATAATAACTTTGGATTTGATTATACTCATGATTATACTTTGCGTCCAGAGATTACCTTCCCAGTTAATTTACAATTAACCAGTACAAGCATTCTAAGCAGCATTAAGGTGGTTAATCCTGGTTCAGGGTATACATCACCCCCAGAGGTTGTAATCACTGGTGGAGGCGGTTCTGGAGCGACTGCACAAGCAGTTTTAAGAAACGGTCGAATCTACGGAATCGTAATTAAAAATCCTGGTTCTGGATATACGGTTGAACCAACGGTTAAACTCAAATCTTCCTTTAACTATGTTGTAAACTTAGACCTTGGATTATTCCAATTTGCATATCCGCATGGAATACCGAATGGTGCTGAAGTCCAGTTTAATGTAATTGATGTTGGTGATGGAGCAGAATTTCCACTTTCTTCATTCGGATTCTTAAATGCAAATCAAATTTACTATGCAGTTTCTGGAGAAGGTGCTGGATTAGAAAATGATCAAATCAGAATCGCCCTAACTCCTCAGGATGCAGAGACTGGAAACTACATTACTTTTGTAAATACTGGTACTGGTAGACAAGTTATTCTTACAGATTCATTTGGTGGTTCTGCAGAAGCAGTGTTGGAGACAGCAAGATTCTTGTTTGGTGAAACTGTTTTCCAAGGTCAAACCTTTGAAACTGCAACAGCAGTTGGGTTTGTATCTGAAAATGATGGTTGGCAGATCGGTCCCAGATTGTTAAAACTAATTAATTATACTGGAGTTTTTGAAATTGGTCAAAGAGTAAATGGTTTAATATCCAAGTCTAGTGGTATTATCGGAGATATCAATATTGCGAAAGGAGTTTTAGAAGTAGATTCTATCACTAAAACTACAGGAAAATTCTTGGATGATATTGGCAAACCAAGTGAGATTGTTCAGAAAGTTCAAGACTCATATCTATATCAAATGTTCTCTTATAACATCAAGAGTCCAATCTCGATTGATCAATGGAAGAAAGTTATAAATGATACTATTCATCCAGCTGGTTTTAAAATCTTTGGAGAAATTGGAGTTTCTGGTGGAGGAAAAGGATTAACAGATAGAACTGATTTTGAACTTGTAAAGAGTGTTAATTTAATTGAGAGTTCGGTTGTCTCTAACGTTGATAGTTTTGCTTTAGTAGAACCAGTTTATAGTGAGTTTGATAATACACAAGTTTTGTTTAGAACTAAGAGATTGACATCATCTGAGGAAATTCTGACTTCTGTTGTACAGTCATTAGATAACATAGCGAATTTGTTTGATGGTGCCAGAACAGTATTCCCATTAACGATTGATGGATCACCAGTTATTGCTCAGGCAAGTCAATTTATGATAGTCATAAATGGTATCTATCAAGCTCCAGGTTTTGCATTTACTGTTCAATCTGGAAATATTGTTTTTACAGAACCACCTCCTGCACCAACAAAAATTAGTTATGCTGTTTTAGATTTAGAATTTAAAACAACATCCTTGATTACAATGTCTAATGTTAGTGGTATCATTCCAGAAATAGGAAATACCATTCGTGGATTGGTTTCTAACGCCACAGCTACTGTTGCAAATTCAACATCTACCACATTGACTGTGTTTAATATTACAGGAGCATTTGTTGCAAATGAAACTATAATTTCACCAGCAACAGGACTAAATGCTATTCTCGATAGCATTGTACCTGTAGTAAATGCCAATGTCTTGAGGTTCCAAGAGAAAATTAAAAACTTACGTGGAAAAACCGCAATTGTTGAAGAAATCAATCTAGATCTAGCTACCAATATTCAAACTAATAGAATTGTAATTAGCAAAACATCAGGCACATATGATTCACCATCAGGTCTTCTAGACATGAAAATTGATGATAGTTTCGTTAGTGCTGAAACAGGCGTCGTTGCCAGAATTACTAACATTTCAACTTATAGAGATCCTAATGTTTATATTGTTGTAAATCCTGCTTTTGCATCTACAGGTAGTTTCTTAGTTAATGAAGTTGTAAAAGGTGCAACGTCAAACGCAACAGGTGAAGTTGTTTTGTGGAATCCGTCTATTAGAAGATTGATTCTAAAATCAACAAGCACGGCCGATTTTGTACCGAATGAAATTATTAATGGTTTAACATCTTTAGCACAATTTAAAATTTTAACAACAACAGAAATTGAACCAACAACAACATTAATCATCAGTGATCCTAGCAGTTTCTATGGTTTACTATTCAACAGAATTGTTAACCCAACTGTTCCTAATGCCATTGTAGATGATATTAGTAAGAGTGTAATTGAAGTTGTTAATTTAGATGATGACGATGTTAATGTTGATTCAAACTTCCCAGAATTTGAAGAGGTACAAAATATACTATTAGATTATTCTAGTAGCAGTAGAACTCCAAAGGTAATCACAGTAAATGGTAATGCTGGTTCATCAACTTTACAAAAGAAATTTGGATCTGCATCTTTAGTTCTAGACGGAAATGGAGATTATCTACAAATATCAGACGCAACAGAATTTGATCTAACAACTTATACATTTGAAGCGTGGATTTATTTGCCAACCGCACCTTCTGAGTATTCAATGATATTTGCCAATGTCGGAGAAAACTCGTATTGGGGACTCCGTACTGTTGCTGGGAACACACGTCTGACCTCATATGATGGCACTACAATCAATGAACAAACAACAGGAACAAGTATTCCGTTAAATACTTGGACTCATGTTGCTTGGTCTAGAACTGGTAATCAGGTTAGATCATTTATAAATGGAGAATTAGTACACACTGGAACTAGCACTGCTACTCCAAATGCGACTGGACTTACAATTGGTTATTCAGTTAATTATTCAAACCAACATTTCTTCAATGGATATATTGATGAAATGAGAGTCTCAAAAGGAATTGCTAGATATGTTGCTACATTTACACCACCTCTAGTAGCATTTGTTAATGATGGTAATACTGCATTACTCATACATGCAGATTCCAATCCAATCCAAGATGATGGTGGATTAGTTGATGGTGTTGAAGAAGGGTCATTTATCCAAAATCAAGTTTTTGAATATACTAATGAAAGTGGAGATTTTACTCAGAACGAAGAGTTGATTTCTAGAAAATTATCATATCATACTCGAAGCGGAGGAAATTTCCAAATCGGTGGAACAATAACAGGTGGCGGTGCAACTGCTCAAATCATAGGTGTTAATTATGCACTAAATCTTTTATATCTTGGTAGTAAGACAGGATCATTTACGATTGGCGGTACAATCACATCAGGATCTGTTAGTGCTGTGGTGTCTGCATATTTAGAAGTTCCTGTTTTGGCAAATCAAGTATTCACCGCAACCAATAAGTTTATTACTGGTTATATTGACAATGATACTAGACATAGGTACAGAGATGCTGCAAATCTAATTAGATTGAATTCTGGATATATTGTAGATGAAGCAGTGGGTAGATTAAAAGATCGCTATCCAGATTTAGTTATTCCTAGAGATACTGCAACATCCCAAGATGGTACTGCTAGATGTAAATTAGACGCTGCTTTATTGTTAGAGGGTGTTATCTTAGATATAGAAAAAGGAGGCACCTATAATGCTACATCTGCGGCGAGACAATATCTAGATGCAAATGGCGGAATTAGATTTATTGAACTCCAAGTTCTTCACAGTGCTTATACTCATGAGCAATTGAATTTGCTTTGTCAACAAGCAGTAATTGGAGAACTAAGTGAGACACCCGAGTATTCTGACAGATTCCCAGTTCCACCTATTGATATTACTATTGATTCTTTAGATTGTGCTGATGTTAGAAGTGATATAGACACATTGTGGGGTTTGATTAATGAAGTTATTGCTCCTACTGGAGATGTTTACAAAGATGCTGGAGACTTACTCTGGTTTAACAGAACATTTATTGCTGATGAAGCTGTAGCACTTACAACTCAATATTTCACATACACTCTAAATGGCGTTCAATATAGTGCTTTTGAATATCCAGGCGGTGCTGCTGGAATAGATAAGTGTAAGAGAGATCTCAAAGAGCACATCATACCAGCGATTATTTCTGATTTGGTTTCGGGCGGAAATGTAAACATCATAAACGCAATGAAGCAATATGTTAATGAAGATGAAGATGTCTTGCACGTTAAGGATGAACTTCTACCAACTATCTACGCTATTGAGCAAACAAAGAAATTATGTCAATATGCTGTAGATAATTGGATTATTACTGGTACACAAAATACTGAGTATCAACCAACGTTTGCAAGTAATGCAAATAAGTACAAAGATACTACAATCACTGTAGACGATGGGGAGTATGGTGGTCATTGTGCCGATGTTAAATCTGCAATCGAAGTCTTGTTTACATTAGGAATTGGTATTCTTCTCCCAGAAAGAGAGCAATATATTGTTTCTGGTAGATTCCTTGATGCTGGAGATTTGATTGATGCAAATGCTCTGTTAATTGCTGATGTAGCTGTTGGTAGAATGTTGGCAAACTTCCCTGGTTTCACAGTACCTGGTGGTGGTCAAAACTGTAAAGATGATGTTCTAGACATTTTAAATGCATTAACATATAACCTAAGAAATGGTGGCAACCAACAAATATACGATGCTGCTGGTTTATACCTAAGTGCAGTTTTGGGAGGAGGATCTCATGTTTCAGGTGAAGAAACTCAATCCATCTATGTATTGAATCAAGCTAGAGATCTTGCAATTCAGGCAATGCGTAATGAAACCATTACTATTGACGGGCATTCTACAAGAACTCAGGTTAAAGATTTAACCATCACGGTTGCTGCTGATAACTGTGCTCAGGTAGCATCATCAATTACCACCTTAATGGCAATTGTTGTTCAGGCAATACAAAATGGAAACTTGACTGGTATTACAAGAACTACTGACAGTCCAACAAATATTGCATATAGAGATGCTGCTAAATTAATTATGTTTAATAAAGAATATATTAAAATTGAAGCATTACAAAGAACTCTTAATAATTTCCCTGGATTTAATGTTCCTGGTGGAAATACTAAGTGTCTAAGAGACATTGGTTATATTGTTGATGCAATTGTATATGACTTGTTGACAAATGGAAATAGTGCAATTTATGCTGCGACATCATCGTACATTGACGCTGCAACAGGAACCATTGCCTCTCTAGAAGGAGAATTGATTCAAAGTATCTTTGCATATCAGCAAGTAAGAGATTTAATGAAACTAGCAATATCCGAGACTTTACCTTCTCCAGCTACTGCATCTGGTTTTTATGCTTACACTGACAGTGCAATCGCACTTTCTGGTTCAATTCTAACTGAACTTCAAAACTTTGTCCAAGATAAAATGGCAATTTTATTAGGTACACTTAATAATACAAATTATCTTATTGCTAACAATATTGTCAGTACAACTTCGGTTGAAGTCCCTACTATCATATATCCAACTAGACCACTCAGAACACCAATTGAAGGATCTCTGAGGGCAGGTGAATCATTATATGGAACAGTATCTGGTCAATATGCTGAGATTGAGTCTATTACTACAAATAGGGCATCAATTAAAACTATGCTCATGAGATTTGAAGTTGATTTCACTGTTGCATCAGAGAAATTTGCAGTTGGAAATGTATTAAGTATTCAAGGTCAACCATCAAGAACATGCACCGTATATTCTGTAGAATATGCAGAAAATATTAATTACATTGATGTCATTGTTAATACTGGACCATTTAGTGTCGGTAATACTTTGTTGTCAAATGTTAATTTTACAGCTACAATTGAGGCAATGAATGATAGATTCCAACTAACTGAAGTAATCGGTTCATTTACTGCAGGTCATTATTTTAGACCATCTAGATCAACTATTTCTGGAACAGTAATTGCATATCAATATAATTCGTCTCCAGTTCTATCCAATCTTGGTGGAAAACTAACCCTAGAAACAGAATCTCTAGTCGGACAATTTGATGTGAGTACTGTTGCTTACTCATCGTTAAGCAGAAGATACGTTGATGTATTAGGTTATCAAGGAACACAAATTTCAATTGGGGATTTAATAAAAACAACAAAAATTTATAGATTAACTGTAGATCTATTGGGTTCTACTCCTAATGAAAATCAATTCCCTGTAGGAGAACTACTTGTAAATATTGTTGATAATCTTCCACAAGGAAAAAGTGCAACTATTTTAAATGTATCTATTCCAGATGGGTTGCCTGCATCCTCTCCAACTAGATATATTTACATTGGCAATATTGAAGATGATGATAATTTTGAAATCAATGAAACTGTAGCATACTTCCAAGGTGCTGATCAATATCCATCTGGAATGGCTTATGTAGCAGCAGTCACTGAAACAAATTCAGTCTCTTTTGCAAGAGTTGAAAAAGTTCTTCAAATTGGTACTGGATATAGAATTTTCCTCAGTTCAGTTAAAGGAACAGTTGCACAATATGCTCAAATTATTGGTCCTAACAACTATCGGGCACCAATTCAGTCAACAACTGAAATTGTTGGAAGAATTAGCAGATCTTTCAGAGGATTTGATGGTGTTCAAACAACATTTAAACTAACATCTAATAATGGAGTTCCATATTTTCCAAATGAAGATGGTCATGTGTTGATATTTGTTAATGGTATTCTTCAACCAGTAGAATTTGCATACACTGTGTTTAGTGATGTAATTCAATTCTTAGAACCACCAGAAATTGGAGCATCTTTCAATGGTACATTTGTAGGTAAGTTAAGACAGTTAGATGACATTTCATTTGAGTTTGATTCTTTGAGAAATAGTTTCAACTTAAAACTCAATGAGGTATTCTATTCCTTGACTATTACCGAGGGTATTCAATCAACTAACATCAAACCAGAAAATAATATTATTGTTTCATTAAATGGTGTGTTGCAAGAACCAGGAGTTGCGTTTGAAATTGTTGGTTCTAGGATAAACTTTGCTGAAGTTCCAAGAGCAGGAAGTGTATTTGTTGCTTATTCATATATTGGTTCTGATGCTGATGTTATTGCCGCAACAGTAATACCTCCTATTGAAGCAGGAGATAAACTTGAAATTGAAGGTGAGGATGTTGATAGAACAGTTGCAGTTGTTGAGTCTTCAAACTCATTGGTCACATTTGATTATCTAGGATCTATTTTTGGAAAGGGTGCTGCTGCTATTGCTAATTTAACTTCGGGCACAGTTACAAATGTACAGTTGACTGCAGGTGGTGATGGATATACTTCTAGACCTACAGTATCTTTAAGTTCTTCAAGTGGATTTGACGCTTCTGTTAAAGCAATCGTTGGTATTTCTAGGGTAGATGTTGTCAACAGAGGAACAGCATACAAGTATCCAGAAATAGAAATTGTCACCAATATTGAAGAATTTGATGAAGTAGACACATTTGATTCATCAAGTGCAACATTTGATTTAAGTTCCGTCACATTTGATGCAACATAAATAAAACTATAGGAGTTCTTAAGAAAGATGGCAAAACAGTTAATAAGTGTTGGTTCCTCACCAAATGATGGGACTGGTGATACTCTTCGAGCAGCTGGTCAAAAACTTAATTCTATGTTAACAGAAGTCTACGATAAACTCGGAGATTCTACAAACATACAAATTGATATTGGAACTACGATAACTGCTGGGCACGTATTGAGATCATCTGGAACTGCATTTGTTCCTGCTCCTTTATCTTATACAGATATCATCAATAGACCAACAATTCCTGCAGCACAAGTTAATGCTGACTTCAATGCTACTAGCGGTGTTGCACAGATTCTTAATAAACCAATTCTTGCTGCTGTAGCTACATCTGGAGCATATAATGATCTAACTGGTAGACCTACTTTGTTTTCTGGGGCATATAATGATCTAACTGGAAGACCAACATTTGCCACTGTTGCAACTAGTGGATTATATGAGGACTTGCTAAACAAACCTACTATTCCAGCAGCACAGGTAAACACTGACTGGAATGCAACAACAGGTATATCTAGAATTTTAAATAAACCAACACTTTCAACAGTAGCAACTTCTGGAGCATATAATGATTTAATTGGCAAACCAACATTATTTGATGGAAACTACAATAGTTTGACAAATAGACCTACTATCCCAACAAACTTAGATTCCATTACTGATGTTGTTTTAACATCACCAACAACAGGTCAAGTTTTAAAGTATGACGGTGCAAACTGGGTAAATGATACGGATCTAGCTGGATCTGGTGGCGGTGGTAGTTCACTACAAAATAGAGGAACATTATCAGTTTCAACAAGTTCTATTGCAAACAATGCAGCAACGAATGTTGGACTTGTTGGTTATAAGTCTTATGCACTATTAAAAGTTGAGACCAACTATGCTGCTTGGGTCACTATCTACACGTCTACAAGTGCTAGAACTGCAGATTCGGGTAGACCTGAAACTACCGACCCAACTCCAGGTTCGGGAGTTATTGCAGAAGTAATAACTACTGGTGCAGCAACACAATTAATTACACCAGCCGCTATCGGATTTAATAATGATGCTACACCGTCAACAAACGTATATTTAAAAGTTGTTAATAAATCTGGTTCTACACAGAGCATTACAGTTACCCTAACACTTCTGCAACTAGAGGCATAATATGGAAGAGCAGGAATATATTGTATCGTTAAAGAATTTTGAAGATTTAGAAGAATTTTATGATGATATGGAAACCTCTGGGGGAACACTTTACATTCCTGATAGGATAGTAGATTGTAGTGTAAGAAGAGCAATTAGTAGAAATACTCATTATACTCTTACAGAATCAGAAGCTACCCAATTAAGAAAAGATCCTAGAGTGTTAACCGTTGAGAGATTACCAAAAGATCGTGGTATAGAAACAACACCATTCTGGACTCAAGGACCAGCTGCGTTCGAGAAGAGCAGTGCAATCGATCAAGCTGATAAGAATTGGGGACTACTAAGATTAATCGAGGGTGGTCCATATTCAAGTTGGGGAACAGACGGAGCGTTTACTCAAAGAAATGCAACCATACAAACTACTAGTTCAGGTAAAGACGTTGATATAGTAATTGTTGATGCTCATATAAATCGTCTTCACCCAGAATTTGCAGTCAATGCAGATGGAACTGGTGGTAGTAGAGTTATACAATTTGATTGGTTTTCTCTAAGTGAATATCTAGATATACCGACTACTGGAGCATATAACTACTCAGTATCTGTACGTAGTAATCATGGAACTCACGTAGCTGGAACAGCTGCAGGTAATACTCAAGGATGGGCAAGAGATTCTAATATCTATTACATTGAATTTAATTATACTGCAGCTGGTGGAACATTTACACCAGGATCATGGGATTTATATTTATTTGACTATATTAGAGCATTTCATCTCACTAAACCCATCAACCCATCTACAGGAAGAAGAAATCCAACAATTTGTAATAATAGTTGGGGATATAGTTATGGTAATATTTCGTTAGGAGATATTTTCCAAGTACAATATCGAGGAGTAATTTCTAGTTTAGCTAACTTATCTACAGTTACAAAAAAATCAGCACTTGAAGAAAGTGGTGTTCCTGTTCCTTTTGACACTTATTTGTTTAAAACACCAGCACGAGTGACTGCACTAGATTTAGATGTTGCGGACGCAATAGAAGATGGTGTAATAATTGTTGGATCTGCTGGTAATTCATATTGGAATTGTGCCAGACCTGGAACAGCAGATTATAATAATACTGTAACTGCTGGACAACAGATCTTCCATTCTAGAGGATCTAGTCCTTCTGCAGCTGAAGGTGCAATTTGTGTTGGAAGTGTTGGTGCTAGAGCAATTGAATATAAATCAACATTTAGTAATTATGGAAATAGAATAGATGCTTGGGCACCTGGATCAAATATCATTTCTGGAGTATTTGATGCTAGTGCAGCATCAGAATTTGGTATTACTCTTGCATTTGATCCAAGAGATCCTAATTACAGAATTGGATCTATATCTGGAACTAGTATGTCTGGTCCACAAATTAGTGGTTTACTTGCTTGCCTTGCTGAGCAGTTTCCAAATATGTCTCAGTCGCAAGCTCTTTCATACTTACAAACAAAATCTAGGACTGGGCAGGTTATCTCTAGTGGTGGGAATGCTGGTGATTACACCTCTCTTGGAGATGCAACCACAGGGACAACAACTAAACATGCTTTATATAACTATGAGAGACCTTTAGTAGGACATGTTACACCAAAACCCAATTTTGGATTGCGAGCAACCAGCGGACAGACATTTCCTCGTTTTATTACTCAACGAACTAAATAAATACTTTTATAGGTAATCATCAATATGGCAACAGTACCTGGATCTGGAGCAGTAATATTACCCGTTTTTAATAAACAGACTCTTGGAGTAGATTCTGTAATTGTTAAAAACGGAGGGTCTGGGTATAGCTCAACACTTCCACCTATTTTGGTTGTAAAGCATTGTGGTCAACCAATTAGAGATGCTATTCTAAGACCAATAATAGATGATGGTAAAATAGTTTCGGTAAGAGTAGTAGATCCTGGAGAAGGATACGATCCGCTAAGAGTTAACTTTACTCCAATATTGCCAAATCCAGACTCTGAAGTTCCAGATGAAGCAGAGGCACAAGTTGTCCTAAAGTCAGATGGCACTGTCGATTACATCAAAGTTCTTAGGGGTGGTGATAAGCAATTTTATGAGGTAGATACTGAAGTTGTTGGAGGCGAAGGATCTGGAGCAGTAGTTAAATCTGTACCAAAAACAGTAACTGGATTATCGATTTTAAATAAAGGTAGTGGTTATGAAGAACCTCCGTTTTTAAGTATCACTGGCGGTGGCGGACGAGGTGCTAGAGGTGTTGCGGATATTGATCCTGCTGGAATTGTTTCTCCAAACTTTACTATTAGTGATCCAGGGCAGTTCTATCTACAAGCACCATATATTTTACTAGTCGGTGGTGGAGGTTTAGGAGCAAGGGCAAGAGCAACTATAAGTCAAGGCAGTATTGATCAAATAATTTTAGAAAATCCTGGTAAAGGTTATACTTCATCACCAAAGGTTGTTTTTGCTAGGAATGTAAAATTAAAAAGAATTTCTAGAAATAGACAGGCATTTAATTCAGAGAAATTTAATTTTTCTGGTATATCTAGAAACGTTGGTAGAGCAGATACTCAAATTTTTGTTTCTTCTACTGACGGATTTCCAGGGTCTGGAGTTTTGCTACTAGGAAAAGAATTACTTAGATATACAGGAAAAGACAGTAATAGATTTACTGGTTTAACAAGAGGAATCAATTTAAGATATGACCAAAGAGTTATATTAGATAACACTCAAGATGATCCTGTTAGTGGCATCAGTGGATATGTATTTAATATTGGTGATACAATTGTCAGAGTCGTTGAAAATGCGTCAAATAAAATTGCCATAGTTTATGATTGGGATCCAACAACCAAAGAACTTTTTATAGTATTCCAAGTTGATGAACTTGCATTTATTGATGCTGGTTTACCAGGAGAAAAATCTAATGTAGTCTTTGATGCTGGAATTGCTGATTCAACAGGAACATTTGATCTTCCACATGTCGTAATTGATAAAGAAGATTCTATAATCTATAAATTAACTGTACCTGTATCATTTGAACTTGATAAAGCATTTGAGGACGATGATGAATTAGACGGTGATGGTAATGGTCTGCCCGATTTGATAAATACAGGAACTGATTATGAAGATCAGATAAATTTAGATGGGGGTATAGCATCTACACTTTATGGTATTGAAGAAACTGAAGGTGGGCAAAATACCACACTATTTGAAGTTGGTGATACCATAAAAGATTCTAGTGTTCCATTTAAAACTTCTACGGTTTCGGATGCAAGTAATCTTAACGAAGGTTTGGATCATAAAGTACAACTAACTGTTAAACTTGATAATAGGAATCCAAGTAATAACAATGGCATTACGTTTATACCAGGAGAAACAGTCACTGGAAATAGTTCTCAAGTTCAAGCTACAGTAGTATCTTGGGATCCTACTAATTTAATACTTGTATTAAAAGACGTTGTAGCATTTGACACTGGTAATCCTACAATTGGATCTTTACATAAGTTTTCAGATACTGGAACTGTTGTAGATGTTAGAATTTTATCTAGAGGAAACAATTTTGCAACTGCACCCAATGTAGTATTCCAAACAAATGGAGTTATTTCTGCAGTTGCAACATCCGTATTACTGGCAGACCAGGTTGATAACGTCGTCATTTCTAATGGTGGATATGGATATGAAACTCCTCCTACAGTATCATTTACTGGCGGTGGAGGAACAGGAGTCGTTGCTCAAGCAATCTTGGGTGGAGAAAAACTTATTGGTCAGAATGGTGCTTCATGGAGAATTTTGAACATTAGTTATGATACTCAGTTTAGAAACGATGTAAATTAACGGATAAATATATTAGAAGAAACAGAACTTTTAGGAATTAACAATGTCAGCACTTCTTACTGATCAATTTAGAATATATGCCGCACAGAAATTTATTAAGTCTTTAGAAGGACCAAATCCTGAGGCAACAGATCTTGCTGCTGGCAGCACCAGAGATAGACTTTATGTGTTTATTGGTAGACCACAAGAATGGGAATCTGAAAATAATCCTCCAGAACCAATTGATAGTTTTTCTGAGTATAGTGATGTATATGATGACATGATCTCTATGAAAAGAGTTCTTGCAAATGACACTGTTCAAGTTGTTCGTAGAATTGATTGGACACCTCCAGAAAAAACTACTGGTGGATTGGGATTTGTTTATGACATGTACAGACATGATTATTCTCCCACAAAAACAGCAGCATCTGGTTCTACTAGATTATATGATGCAGACTTTTATGTTGTTAATTCCTCATATCAAGTATACAAGTGCATATACAATGGAACATCTCCATCAGATCCAAACGGAAAACCATCTACTGTTGAACCAACAGGAACTTCAACATCTATTGTTTCAACAGCAGATGGATATAGATGGAAATACATGTACACTATTCCAGTTGCACAAGTTTTAAAATTCTTTTCTTCTGAATATATTCCAGTATTACCAGACTCTGCAGTTAGAACAAATGCAGTTCCTGGAGAAATTGATACCGTTGTAATTACATCTTCTGGTTTTGGATATAATAATGGTACGTTTGAAACTGTTCCAATCAATGGTGATGGAAGTGGTGGAAGAGTCTCAATTGTTGTTGATGGCGGTAAAATTGTAAATGCCACGGTAACTTCTGGAGGCACTGGTTATACCTTTGGAAAGATTGTGGTTGATTCAATCAATGGAATCGGAACAGGCAGTGGTGGAGTTATTGATGTAATTATTCCTCCACAAAACGGACATGGTTATGACAGTCCCTATGAACTTGGTGGATTCAGAGTAATGGTTAATGCTAAATTATCATACTCTGAAGGTTCTGGCGACTTTCCAATTGATAATGATTATAGAAGAATTGGATTAATTTTGAATCCTAAGAAATTTAATACTACAGAATTAACATCTGATTTAACCTTAAGTTCAACTAAAGCAATTATTTTTGCACCAACATTCCAAGGAAGTTATGTGCCAGATGAAATTATTACACAAGTCAAAAGTGTTGGTGGTCAATCAATTACATCAAGGGGTAGAGTAATTTCTTGGAACACTACTACAAAAGTTTTGAAGTACTATCAAAATAAAATTGATGGTATTTTCCCAGAAATTACAGGTTCTTTGAATCAATTCAGTGGAAGTAATATTATTACGGGATTATCTTCTGGTGCTACTGCAGAACCAGATGTTAATTTCCCAGCAGTTCCAGGAACGTCTACAAGGGTTATTAATAACACAGAGTATGATCTAGGCATGAAATTTACTGCTGGATATGCATTCTCTGAAGTCCAAAAGGACAGTGGACAAGTCATCTATATAGATAATAGAAGAGCGATTTCTCGTGCAAACGATCAAATCGAAGATATTAAAATTGTTATTGAGTTCTAATAATTTAGGATAAGAGTAAAAAAATGCCCCAGAATACTAACCTCAACGTTTCTCCTTACTACGACGATTTTGATAAATTTAAGAATTTCTATAAAGTTCTTTATCGTCCAGGATTTCCAATCCAAGCAAGAGAACTCACAACAATGCAGACGATCATGCAGAATCAGATCGAAAGCATGGGAACTCATTTTTTCAAAGATGGGGCAATGGTCATTCCAGGACAAGTTGGATTTGACAATAATGTTGACGTAATTTTAATCCAGTCTAGCTTTCTTGGATCTGATGTAGAACTTTATAGAAATCAATTAACAGGTGCAACTATTACTGGTTCTACAACTGGAGTAAAAGCAAAGGTATTATATACAATCCCAGCATCAGAATCCGACAGAGGGTTTATTAGTGTATATCTAAAGTACACAGAATCTGGTGGTACTAATAAAGATATTCTTACATTTCTAAACAATGAGCAACTTTTATCTGATAAGGATATTACCTATGGAACTACACTTTTAGAAATAGGTACACCTTTTGCCCAATTGATTCCAACCGATGCAGTAGGAGTAGCGTCGGTTGGATATGTCAATCAAGGTGTTTATTTTATTAGAGGTTATTTTGTAGATGTTCCTTCCCAATATATAATTCTTGAACAGTATTCACGAAATCCAACATATAGAGTTGGATTAGAAATTTCAGAATCTATTATTACCCCAGAAGATGATCAAGGATTAAATGATAATGCCACTGGATCTTCAAACTATGCTGCTCCTGGTGCCCATAGATTTAAAATTAAAGCAACTCTGATCAAAAAAGATATTAATGATGATGCAGATAAAAACTTTATAGAATTGATGAGAATCAAAGATGGAAAAGTTCAATCTAAAGTTGAAAGATCAGCGTATAATGAAATTGAAAAAGAACTAGCAAGAAGAACATATGATACTAATGGCGATTTCATGATCACTCCATTTGAAATTTCCGTTAGAGAATGTTTAAACGATGGATTTAATAATGGTGTATATGCTGCTGGTGAGATTACACAAGATACTAAAGTAAAAGCAAACGAAAATTTATTTGCTATTCAGGTTTCACCAGGTAAAGCATATTTAAAAGGATATCCAATTACTACAACAACACCAAGGTACTTAGATGTTCCAAAACCAAGAACAACTGAAAAACAGTCAAATATAATCATTCCATTCGAACTAGGCAACTATGTTAGAGTTATGCCTAAATTTGGACTTCCAGAAGTAACAGGATCCAATGTTTCTTCTTCATATCAAATTGTTACACTAACTGATAGTTTTAACGCTACTCCAGGTGCCACAAATGGAGACACTATAGGTTTTGCTCGTATAGCATCATATGAGTTCGAAAATCCAGGAGTCAATACTATAGAAGGAACTAGTGGTGGTCAAGTAGATGATATCTATAAGGTTTTCCTTTTTGATGTTTCTATGATTACTAAGTTGCGTTTGACTGCCAGTGCTACTATTACTGCGGGATCACTAATTGTAGGTAAACAGTCTGGCGCAAGGGGGTTCATAAGAATTGATGGAGGAGGAACATCGGTTACTTCACAAACTTTATCTCTCTTAGATATCAAAGGAACATTTAGAGCAAATGAAATTATTACTGTAGATGGAAGAGATGTTGGAACAATCCAGCGCGTATTTACATACGAATTTTCGGATGTAAGGCAAATGGTTGGTAGAGGTTCTACCAATGTTGTATCATTTAATGCTAATTTAATATATGATGATGAAGTGGCAATTAGGGGAACAAAGTTTACTTGGGATTCTACGAATCTTAGAATAAGTATTTTTAATGGTAATATTGTTGAAGATATAAGACCAGGAGATAAATTGTATTTTACTAATACAACTTTCTTCCAGGTTGATGCACTTCCATCAGATTTAAATCTAGCAACCGTATTTAATTATAGCGATCAAACTGTAGAAGGAACTCTCAATGATGACACTGGATCTGTTCCTGTTATTCCTAATGGTACGGATTTAGGTGCTCTCTTCAGAACCAGACCTGCAATTAGAGATCAACAATTTGGGGATTTATTTATTGAATTACCTAAACCAACAATTAAAAATGTTTCAGATGAAAGTTTCACAATAAGAAAAGTATTTGATTCACAACTTACATCCAATAGTTTTACAATATCTCTTGTAGAATCTCAACAGTTTAGTGCAGTTGAATTTGAAAATTACACGTTATCTGTTGTCGCTATCGGTGCAGGTGCAACTAATGCCATTGGGGATATTATACCTCTACAAACATCTAATGCTGCTGCAAAAGCATATACTACCTTCAATACTACTGGTGTAGCAAGAACAACTATTACAGTATCTAATTTAACTGGTATAACTGCAGTCCGATTAATTGCAACAATATCAAAAAATACTGTTGTACAAAAAGTCAAGAATGCTACTAAAATGGCAGTTTGGAAAGTAAACAAAACTACTAATCAAAGTGATCAAATACCTTTTGGATTATCATATAGTCCAATATATGGAACTAGAATTGAAGACGATGACATATCTTTGGGCGTATCAGATGTATATAAACTACATGCTGTATATGAAGCAAACGATGATTCCGAAGCTGTTATACCATTCATTACTTTAGTTGAATCTGCGTTTTTTGCTACAGGAACTTTAGTGGTTGGTAGAACATCTGGAGCGAAAGCATTGGTAGTTGAGTTCAATACAACAAACAGTAGATTATCTATTGTGTATCAAAATGAGTCTAGATTTATTCAAAATGAAATTGTTTCTGGAGTCAATGCTTTAAATGCTTCTATTACAGCATTGGTAAGTGATGCTGATGATTCAATTAATCCAGGCAGTAAAAATGTTACTAAGTCTTTTATGCTGAATCCGCATCAAAAGAATTTCATGTATGATTTGTCGATGATTACTAGAAATAAAAATACGGTCAAACCAATTCGTAAACTAAAAATAGTTGCTGATTATTTTGCTCATGAGACTACTGGAGATTATTTCAATATTAATTCATATGTTGGTATTGATTATAAAGACATCCCAGTATATACAACTCCTATAGACTCCTTAGTTCCATTTAAACCACAATCGGATGTATTGGATTTTAGACCAGCCGTTAAAAAATTAGCATTGGGGACAGGATCAGTAGCAGATCCACTTAATCTAAATTGCTCAACAATGGATTTCCCAAGTAGAGTATTTGATTCTACTTCTACTATCTTTGATATTCCAAAACCAAATTCTGATTTTAGATGTGATATTGAATACTATATTAAAAGGATTGATAAATTATTTGTTGACATGTTGGGCGCATTTAAGGTTGTGTTGGGAAAACCAGCAGAAAATCCAGTGCCTCCAGAAAATATTGATGATGCAATGCTTCTATCCATAATAGGACATGGTGCGTATGGTTTTAATCCAGATGTAGATTCTCGTGTTTTCCAAGAAGACATTAAGAGATTCACAATGAGAGATATTACAACTCTAGAAAAGAGAGTTAAGAATATCGAGTATTACAGTGTATTGACCCTACTAGAGCAAGAGACAAATTCATTAACAATCAAGGACGAATTTGGTTTTGATAAGTTCAAAAATGGATTCTTAGTAGATTCTTTTGAAAACCAATCTGTTGCAGATTTAAACAATGCTGATTATTCTGCATCTTTAGATTATAACAATCGTGTAATGAGAGCATCCCATTACACAACAAATGTAGACCTTAAAATAAGTGAAGAACTATCTTCAAACATTGTGCGTAATACTGGAATCATTACTCTTCCATATAAACCAGAATTAATTATTGAGCAACCATATGCGTCAAAAACGGAAAACGTAAACCCATTTAACGTTTTTACTTTTATTGGTACACTTGAATTAAATCCATCCAGCGATAACTGGGTAGATACAGAAACTGCTCCTGTTCAAATCCAACAAGTGGAAGGCAACTTCCAACAAACACTTAGAGATATGAATGCGGATCAAAACGGATTAGCACCAGCTGTTTGGAATTCTTGGCAAGAAGATTGGAGTGGAGCTCAAACTACTGTTAGTGGTGGAGAATGGGTTGGATGGGTTGGTCCTCTTGGAAGACTTATCCCAGCATTTGGTACTAGAACAACAACTACAACTGGTATTGTAGAAAGAAGAACAGGAACACAACAAAGAGTCGTTGCTACTTTTGAACAAAGAAGTCTTGGTTCTAGAGTTATCAATAGAAGAAATGTACAATTTATTAGATCTAGAAATATTGCAATTAAAGCAGAGAGACTCAAACCACTAACACGTTTTTATGGATTCTTTGATAACATCAATATTACTAATTATATTACACCCAAAATTATTGAGTTGATTAAGAACCCTGAGGAAGATGCAAGAACAAACGTAAATGCATTCCAAGCAAACGAAATCGTACTTGGATGGATATCTTCAGAACGCAATAGAACAAAAGAGACTGCTGGATTCTCTGCCAGAATTAAAGCACCCAATGATGGATATAAAGGCAATCCATATACTGATATTGATTTACCAGAAAGTTATTCTGCACAAACAAATTTTGTAAATATTGATGTAGATTCATTAGCGGCTCAAGTTGACGATGAATTTTTTGGAAATATTGAAGTTGGTATGGTATTGATTGGACAAACTTCAGGTGCTATTGCTATTGTTAAAGATAGAAGATTATTAACTGATAGAAAGGGAACTTTCAAAGGATGTTTCTTCATTCCAAGAGCATCTGTGGGTACAAATCCAAGATGGGAAACGGGAACAAGAACACTTAAATTAACTGTAAGTGCTACAAATGAAACTGGATTACCAGGTTCGTCAACGAACTCAAACGCACAAGTTACATATCAAGCAACTGGAGTAATCGAAACTCTACAAGAAACTATACTCTCAATTAGAAATGCATCTATTGTTACTGAACAACTAAACGAAGAAAGAACAACATCTAGAACTAGACAGGAGCAAGTTGAAATTGGATGGTGGGATCCTCTTGCACAATCGTTCTTGATCCAAGAAAGAGGTGGAATGTATTTGGATTCCGTTGAAATTTACTTTGCAACTAAAGATAGTAATATTCCTGTTTCTGTTCAAATTCGTGAAATGCAGAATGGTAATCCAACAAATAAAATTCTACCATTTTCAACAACAACAGTATATCCAGATGATGTAGAAATTTCTGAAAATGCTTCTATTCCAACACGATTTACATTCCCAGCTCCAGTATACATTAGTGAAACTTTAGAATATTGTTTCGTTGTATTTACAGACTCTAATGCATATACTTGTTGGATTTCTGAAATGGGTGAAATTGATATTACGGGCAACAGAACAATTTCTGCTCAACCTTATGCTGGTGTTCTGTTCAAATCTCAAAACGCATCTACATGGTCTCCAAACCAACTTCAAGACTTGAAGTTTAAAATCTATAGAGCAAAGTTCTCACCATTATCTGGAAAACTAGTAGTTCGTAATACTGGGTTAGGATTAGGAAACGGTGGTATCTTACGATTGAGAGAAGATCCAATTATTACTTACAAACCAAATCAAGTATTGACTTTAAATAATAACACGGCAATCTTTAGTCTTGGCGCTAGAATTTATCAAGAAACAACTAATGCTTCTGCAACCGTTGTTTCTATCGATCAAGTATCGAATCCCAATAAGTTAACTCTTACTGATATTGATGGTGCTTTCTTGCAGGGATCAACGAGCGGAACAGTGGTCACTTATCCACTCATTAGTAGTCAAGCAATTGCTAATATGGGTGTAAGTACAACTGCTGGAGTACTAACTGGTAATTTTGGTGTTGGTAAGTTTATCACTGGTCAAACTAGTGGTGCAACTGCATATGTTGTTTCCTGGAACTCCACATCTGGTGCTCTACAAGTCAACTATGTTTCGAAGGCATTTGAAGCGGGAGAAACTATTACTCAAGCGAATCCAACAGTATCTTCAGTTATGAATACAGTAGCATATATTGGAGACTCAATTGGAGTATTCCCCAATGCAAGTGCTGTATATTCTGATGTTAATAGAAAGATTACTGTTAAACATAGTAATCATGGTATGCACGATTTATCAAATAATGTAAGAATTACTGGCGTGAAGTCAGAAATATCTCCTACTTTCTTGACTGCAGCACTAGATCTAACAGCAACATCTGTTAGTGTTGGAGATGCAACTGTATTCCACAAAAAAATTGGTGGATATACCGTTTCTGATGAAAATCCAGGGTTCATTAAAATTGATAATGAAATCATGGCATATACAGCAATATCTTCAGATGGATTAACGATTACGCTTAAAACTAGTGGTGGTAGAGGATCATCAGGAACCACGGCAGCTACACATCAAATAGATGCTCTTGTTGAATGTTATAATTTAGATGGAATTCCATTAACACAAATAAACAAAGATCATACTGGATTATCTAATCCAACTTTAGATACATATGATTTAAGTACAAACTTTGTTGCTAGTGTTGGAATCGTTAGTGGTGGAACCTCAGCAACAGCATCACAAAATGTACCATTTGAAGTAATAACACCAACCGTTGCAACTGTCGTACAATCAGAAACAGCAATTATTGCTAGACTGAATACTGTCTCTGGAACCTCCATTAATGATGGACATCCAAATGGTATTGTGCCTGATCCATCATTCGTTAATAACAATTCATTTAGAGATGTCACTCTAAACGAAGTTAATTATCTTGATCAACAAGCATTGATATTGTCAAATGTTAATGAAAGTGCAAAACTTGCTGGACAAAAATCTTTGACCATGGAATTACTAATGACATCAACTAAAGATACTTTGACTCCAGTTGTTGACCTTGATAGATGTAGTGTTATTACAACTAGCAATAGAATTAATAATCCTGTCAATTTTGAAAATGCAACACTTGCAGTCGGTGATCCTCATGAGTCTGTTTACATTACTCGAATGATTAGTTTGGATAATCAGGTTTCTAGATCATTGAAAGTAATGTTTGATGCTTATAGACCAAATGATACTCAAATAAGAGTTCTTTATAGAGTAGTTCCAGTTGGTTTTGCTGGAGATGAAAATACATTACTCTACTCATTCTTCAATGAGGATGGAAGACCCGATACCGACGTATCTTCAGTATCAGACCTTATATTTAAATCTTATGAGTATAATAAAACTGGATTAGAATTTAAGAAATTCCAAATCAAAATTGTCCTTGCTTCATCTAATCAGTCTTATGTTCCACAGGTTAAATACTTTAGAGCAATCGCAACTGCAACATGAAGGACAACTTACAGAAAATAAAAGATAGTTCTACATTGTTCCGAGATGTCGGAACTGGAGCAGTGCTAAATAAAGATGAGAGTGCGTATGATAATTACCTGCGTACTTATAATAAATTGAAAAGTCAGGCAGAAGAATTTGAGTCATTAAAACAAACTGTAAATTCGTTATCATCTGATATTTCTGAAATTAAAAATTTGTTAACTAAATTTGTAGGAAAAAATTATGACGATTGAGAAAATTAGTCAAGAAGATCTGTTAGTAGATTTTCGTGAAAGATATCAAAAAATTATAGATGAAAATCAATCATTGACACAAAAAATTAGAACTAATGAAGCAGAGGCACTTAAATTACTTGGTGCCATAGAAACACTACAGTATCTTACTAAAGAACCTGAAGAAGAAACTAGCGAAGAGTGAGGATTTGGGGGATCTACCCCCAAATTTTTTTTATAAATACAAAAGAGAGAATTATTTGGGAATTTGGGATAATCACCAATGGCAAATAGAATACAATTACGAAGAGGTTCTGCTCAGGAGTGGGCAAACGTAAATCCAACAATGGCTATCGGAGAACTCGGTATCGAAATTGATACTGGAAGAATCAAGATAGGCGATGGTATTACGGCATGGAACTCATTAAAATATGAAAGACCATTGGAGTCAGTTACAAATACGCCAAATACTCTTGTATTACGTGATTCTGATGGAAACTTTGCCTCTGGTGCAATTACAGGATCTTTAATTGGTAATGCTTCAACTGCTACTCGTCTAGCAAACACAAGACAAATTGCTCTAACAGCAGACGTAACAGCATCGGCAACGTTCGATGGATCTGCAAACTTAAACCTGGCTGCCGCTTTACAAATTCTCCAATCTCTCCCTCACTATGACGGAACAGTAACAGCTACAGGAACATATACAAAATTAGTTGTAGATTCAAAAGGAAGAATTATAAACGGTTCTATCCCAAATGATATAGCAGAGTATAATCTTAGTGGAACTATTGAGGGCGTTTCTGCACAAGGGTTTGATAGAGACCTCAAGGGTATTGCAGATCTAACAACAACAGGACATATTGTTAGAGTTTCTGATGGAAATATCACAACTAGAACTATTCTAGGTAGCGCAGGAAGAATTTCTGTCACCAATGGATCTGGTGTTGCTGGAAATCCTGTTTTAGATTTAATTTCAACAACAGTTGTTCAGGGAACATATAATACTCCAACAATTGCTGGAGGAACGCAAACAATTAATGCTACAAGGTTCACTGTTGATAACTTTGGGCGTTTTACTTATGCTGAAGATTTTCCAATTGCAACAGCAACTGAGGGTAGTAAGTATCCTGCATACGAAGCATCTACTGTATATGCAAGATATGACATCATCGAAACTGGCAATAATGTTTATCAAGCAATTAGAGCAATCGCTGCGGGGGGTGGTGCTCCTACTCATACTAATTCCAGCGATGCTGGAGGGTGGAGATATCTCGCGTCTGCGGCAAACGAACAGAAAGGATTGGCCTCATTTGCACAGGAAGATTTTGATGTAGATTCAAACGGTCATGTTGTAATTGCTGCGGCAGGTGTAGATAATACTCAACTTCAAAATAATCAGATTAGGTTTGCTGATGGCAATTCGTTTACTTCTTACGAGCTTGATAATGAGC